TCAATAAAAAAAGCATATAATATGCTTAACAATTGATTAATAATATGAAAATTAACATTATAATATGTATTTTACATTGAATACTATACCTGTTGCTTAATAATCGTTTATATGTGACTCAATACTTTTCACACACGCAATACAAAACATATGATGACCCCACTCTGAACCCCAATCACGACACAATTTCATATCTGTTAATTTGTAGTTAACAGAGCAACTTTCGCAGTCAGCATAGCAATTCTGTTTTTCACAATAACCGCAGTGTAAGTGTTCTTTGAAACGCATTCCATCTAAGCAATACTCTCTGTTCCAACCAATCACCATTTTCAATGGAGTATCGTTTGCGGTCATACTACAATGTTTCCCATAGCACTCATCTACTTCATCTTCGCTTGAATATACACAATCTTTACAATGCCATATGTTATCATCGTCATACTCACCACCTTCACACCATTCTATATCACACCCTCCGCAAATATCCACCCACCCCTGCTCTTCAACGTTCCATCGTATATTACTCTCGTGTGGAACTAATTCTTTTTCAACAAGGACTGCGTTAACAAGTCCTCCATTTTTATTTTTCAAAATAATTGGAGTCCTTAACTCCACTTCACTTTCAATAATCGTCTTTGGCATTTCTATCGCTTTGTAGTCTTAAAACTCACTTTTTTATAATCTTGACTCCGACTATGCTGAGAAAAAGATTTCAATTTTTTACTTTTCAAAATACTTTTTTTGATTTACTAAAAAAAACAAATATATATATAAATACGAACCTGCTTTACCTGTTTGATTAAATTGGCACTCCTGCTTCTCTCAATGCGTTGTCTTTTTGTTTTTTTTCGTCGTCCAACAGGATTTGATGACACTCACGACATATTTCCTCACCTCCGCCACCTGAATAACGTATGTAAACGACTTTCTTAGTCGGTTTCTCACATATACCACAAATTGCTTTGTTGGGGTCTTGATAACACCATAACCTGTGACGTAACCAATCTTTTTTTTGACACTTCTCACTACAATACCAAGCACATTTACATCCGCTACATTTCTTCAATTTTTTACCATTTTTCCTTTTATCTGTTCCGCAGTGATAACACACCAAAGGGCATTTTATATCATATGTCCGCATTAAGGAAGTTACAAAACAAGTCAAGTCCTTTGCTAAATGCGGTCTAATACATTGGTGATTCAGATTCATAATTATCTCCCCATATTTCCTCACACAGTCAATAATTTTAAATAACATTTCTTCATAAGGATATTTTTCCCAGCATTCACGAAACTTCAAACCCAAACAATACATAAAATGGTATTTCCTATCATACCTATAATTTTCACGCCACTGTTCCAAGTCAACCATAATTAGACCACTCTGGGTTTCCAACGCAAACTTAGTATACTTAATAACGCTCATTTTCTTAGTGATGCTTGTTAGTCGCTTTTTTATAATCTTGACTGCGATTATGCTGAGAAAAAGATTTCAATTTTTTTTATTTTGAATACTTAAACTGATTTACTAATTTTTTGTTTTTGGTTATACCTTTTTTTACTGTTTTCCAAAATCCGCTCCTTGTTCGCCTCATAATATTTTCGCTTCTTCTCCTTGTTCGCCTCATAGTATTCCTTCGCCTGTTGTAAACGATGTTCCCTGTTTTCAATATAATGCTTGTGTGCTTCTTCCTTAATCTGCTCCTTGGTGATGTGTGCTTTTTTCAATCCCATATTATCCCCGCACTCAACCTTCCAATATTGCTCCCTCTCCTCTAACTCTCGTTTTGAACTACACGGGAACTCCTCTACAATTATCACTTCAAAGTTTGTCCAATCCCCATTTGCTCTCATAAACTCATACAAAGGCAGTTTATGTCTTGGAGAACTAACATTGAAATAATCTGACTTATGGTGCGACAACCTCATACGATAGTTACTTGTTGACCCTACATACACAAACGATACACAGGTATCCTTACATACAATTTTATACACAACGGCACGACTATAATCCTTAATCTTTTCTGCTAAACAGTCAAACATCTTTTCCTTAAATTAAGAAAAGATTAAAAAAATAAATTATATAACGCAACCTTAATTAAACCCAAAATTAAAATATCCCTTAATATTATAAAATGGATTTAAAAGAAGCAATCAAAAAGGCACGACCCACATTAAGCGATAGTTCTATTGTCACTTATAACAGCATTCTGAAAAACCTACACTTGAAAGTGTTTGGAACCAAGGATATTGAATTAAGCAATTTTGAAAAATCAGAAAAGGTGCTAAAATACTTGGAGGATTTAGAACCCAACAAACGGAAAACAGTGTTGTCTGCTTTGGTGGTTATCAGCAAAGACCCGAAACCTTACCGAACCCTTATGCTTTCCGACATCAAGGACTACAACCAAGAGATTGGCGAACAGGAGAAGAGCGAAACACAAAAGGAAAATTGGATTGAGGATGGTCAAGTCCAAGACGTGTTTACTCGCCTTCAAAAGGAAGCAAACCATTTATATAAATTGGAAAACCTGACGATGAATGAGTTACAAAAAATACAAAACTTTGTGATTGTTGCTCTGTTTCATTTGACACCTCCCAGAAGAGCAAAAGATTATTGCGACTTCAAAATCAAGAGCATAAGTGATAAGGACAATTTTTTTGATGAGAAGAGTTCGGAACTGGTGTTTGCGTCCTACAAGACCGCCAAGTTCTACGGGGTTCAGCGTGTGAAGATTGATAAGGCATTGAAGTCCATATTGAAGAAATGGATTGCGAACAATCCAAGCGAATACCTGTTGTTTGACACCAACCTTCAAAAACTTACTCCTGTCAAGTTGAATCAGCGACTCAACAAAATATTTGGGTCGGAAAAGGGTTGCTCGGTAAACCAGTTAAGGCATTCCTTTTTGACAAACAAATATGGCGACACCATTGCTACCAAGAAGGCAATGGAGAAGGATATGAAGGAAATGGGAACCTCCGTAGCACAAGCAACGACATACATTAAGAAGGAATAACCATAATAAATTAATCTGATAATATATTAAATGGCATACATTATCAGAGATTGGACGAAACGACAAGCAGACAAACTCGGTTTACAAGTATTTCCAGCACAGGATGACAAGCACAAAATAGAAGTGTATGACGAGGATGGTCTATACATAGCAAGTGTAGGAGCATTGGGTTCAGGGGATTACGCTCAGTATTTACATATGGAGCAGAAAGGACTGCTTGACAAAGGTTACGCCGATGAGCGTCGCAGGTTATACCACATCCGCCACCGTATGGAAAAGGGATGGAACGAACCAATGACTCGCAGTTGGTTGGCAAAGAAATTGCTTTGGTGAAGAATATATATAAATACTAATGAGTCCCCTCCGGTCCCGCCGGTCCCTCCGGTCCCGCTATTTTATAGAGTCTATACTATTCTCCCCCTTATAGAAGAACTTTGTAAAACTGCGGGACCGGAGGGACTGCGGGACCGGAGGAGGGGGACAATCCATATATATATAAATACTTTTATCTTTTGTAACTGTTTTTACACTTTGGGTCTTTGAGTGCTTCCCCGTATTTCATTCCGTGCTTGGAGGCATATGCTTTTACGTGCTGAATCCATTTGTTCCCTGTGCCTTTCATACCCATACCTAACTGTAAATTAGCAGGAGGTGGCATATCCTCATTATCGTCACGTCTGCGAGATATTCTGGAAGATGCGTCATTATACAGTTTTTTCATTACTCTTTTGTGTGGTTTAAAAGTCCTGTTATATTGTTGATTTGCGAAGTGAAATCTTCCATTTACGTTGAAATATTCAGGAGTATTTTCTTGTCCAAGTTGTCGCATTCTACTTGCTCTACTGCTTAATATTTCTATTATGGTTATTAAATTACCTTCACTCAGATTGGGATTTGTGATTAATCCCATAAACTGTTGTGAAGGCATAAACTCTAAATCATCAGGGTCAGGAAGTGCGTCCATATACATATAACTTTACATTTTATTTTTATGGCAACCCAACCTGTTGCTTCGTCGGTCCATTTGCTCCTCGCATCACTACATTCACCTCTGATTTCATCACGTTTGGATTTTCCTCCTGTGACTGCTTATCCTCAGCAAACACATTGATTTCACGACGGTGCTTCGGGTCTTTTGCTTGGAAAAACTGCGACAACACCCATTCATTCTTTTTCCACTCCTTACTCACATTCAAGTCATCAAACAGGTCTATAAAGGTTTCCCCATCTTGATACAGATTCCCAGTTCGGAAATGGGAGCAACTAACAAAATACAAAAACGCCAAACAATAAAACCCACAGCAGTCTGCCATCAGCGACTGAATATCCTTGGTAAAGTATGGCAGGTAATGTGGTTTCACAAACTTCTTCACATCCTCGGCAGGTGGAGCACCAAAGGAATCAAAATACAAGGGTTGAACCTGTCCATCCTTGGATTTTGCTACATATAATGCTGTCCAGTGAATACCACCATTCTCCTCTCCCGTATCATCACACACATCGTCCTGCGAATTAATTATATATCCCCTATTATACTTTAACGGTTCATCCAGCAACTCATTCTTAAAGCAAATGCGTTCCAGAGGCAGGTTCATTTTGTTCGCTAAATTAATAATCTCAAAGTTGCTTAACATATAATATTAATAGATATTTTAATCTTTTAATATTATCTTATGCGGGGGGCGTTCGTATTTATATATCTACGTCACGGTCTAATAAATATTTAAGCACGAGTCCAAAGGATAATCCAGTCAGAACTGCGAGTGCGATGAGTATCAGTGTAACAAGTTTAGACACGGTTTCCAGTGAGGACATCCACCTTCAAGGTTTGTCTGTAAGCGATAAACACGATGAGGTCAATTGCCTTGGCAGACAAGTTGGTTCCTAAGATGGAAACGGACTTGGGAACTGAACGCTCCACATCCAACATACGGGAGATATCCACGTAGTAGTAGTTGTAAGCGGTTTCAAAGTCCAAAAGACTAATCAAACCAGAGCATAGACCATCCGTTTCAGCACCATTCACCGAGTTACATCCAGCAAGTTGCTCAATGAATTGCTGGTATGAATACTTCTGGGTGTTGTAAAGGGCGTTTTGACCTGACACCACAACTTGGAAGTTTTGTAACAAGCACAAAGGCGACGTAACACCAGTTCCAGCAGCATCAAAAGGACTTGCTAAGGGACTGAAACCTCCGTTGGCGGTAGCAGTAAAATAAGGAAGGACAAGGATTTTGGAAATATTTGACAAACCATTTGTGATAAGGGCATTGAATGAACCAGAAGCAGCAGTGTTTAGCACTTGGTATTGGTAGATGTCTTCGTATTCTATGGTCTTGATTTGGGAAGACAAATAAGCAGACTCAAAGGAGGGTGCCATCACAAAGGAGGGGATATTCAAGGAGATGCTTCGGGCAAGAGGAGAAGAAGTCACACCTGCTACTGCGGTTTGGGAACCAACCAAGCAAGTAGCACCTACGGAAAGGGAAACTGTATAGGCAATTGCGGCACCAAAAGCAGCGGCAGAACCGTTGTTAGCGACAGCACTGGCGATTTGGATAGGCACTACACCACCTGAGTTGCTTGAAGAACTGTTAAGAGTTAAAACACCTGATGCTCCTCCCGCTGCGGAAAAGTTTGCTTGGGAGTTATTCAATTGAAGGGTGATTTTCAAGTAAACACCTTTTAACAAGGGCATCTTCTCAAACAAATGGTGAAGATGTTTCAAGCGGACAATACCGTTAATCGCCCACTGAACTACACCTCTGGCACCAGCAGCACCATCAACTTTATTAAAAATGTAGGACTTGTAAGCAAGGGTAGCACTGGCACCAGTTAAAAGGGTTGACCAAGCATCGGCACCTGTGGCAGTTAAACCAGCAGGGTCGTAGTTAATGTATTGGATTCGCTTAAAAATACCAACATTCCCAATATTGTATGAGTTATGGATACCAGTAACAGTAGGAACAAGCATCGCATTTCGGTTAAAGCAAGTTCCAATACCATCTGCGGAGGCAACAGCATTGAAAGCAACCGCCAAAGCATCGTCTGGGTAAAAACCAATTTCAGAACCTTGGGTGAGGATATCATTGTAACTAAGGGTTGTGATTAACTTAAAAGTATTCCAAAGACCTTGGAAGTTCGTCTGTTGTAGGACAGTCACTCCGTTCCAGTCTGCTTGGACGCTGTGGATAACAGACCCGAACCAATTTTTCAAACCAACAGCATTATCACAACTGGTAGCAGCGGTAGCAGGGGCAAAGGAAGCACTGTTCGCATCAGCAGTTAAGGTCATAACCATTGGGATTTGTAGGTAAGCACTGGGGTAATACATATATCGGTTGGAGTTGGATAACTGGGAGGTATCAATGACCGAACTGTTACCAGAGTATTGACCGTTTTGGTTATCTAATAAAGACAACCAATCTTTGCGGACAAAAACAGAGGGAGGACCTTCGGTTTGCTGGGATAAGTCGTATATTAGTGTGTCGCTCATATGTAATAATCTGAGATAAAAAAATCAGGTCATTACAAATATATCTCTCCTAAAAGTTCCCCCTTAAAGAGTAAACTTGATGTTTTTTTGTTTTGGTTTGGATTGCTTAATCATAAGTTGCTCCAACTTTTTATTGATGCTGGACATCCCTGACCCAGTGGAAGACATTGGCATTGGCATTGCCATCCCCATACCTAAACCTTTTCCTGAATATGCGGAATCAATGCCCTCCGCCTCTTGAAGACCACCTAAACTGCCAAATAAAAATGCTCCTCCTGTCATTCGCTTTGCTGGAACTGCTTTGCCTCGGATAGAACGTGGGTTATAATATACCATCTTAATAATACACGATATTTTATTTCTTCAATTTGCGTAAGACATTCCTTAATCTCATTGCCGACGCCAACAACGAGTTCATCGCCGTCAACTGTTTCGTAATCGCTACCTGCTTCTCTGGGTCATCCGTCTTCTCATTCATCAGGGTCATCTGGGACTTCGCTAATGCTTCGCACAATTGGTTCAAATACGCCTCATCTATCTGATTATTAAAGTTCATTTAAAATATGCCTACATTTTTATTTTTTATTTTTGACGGGGCGTCGGTATTTATATATATATGTCGGGGCGGGGCGGGTTATTTGGGAGCAGGGGTCTGGCGTTCCCGAATGGCGAGAATGATGGTCATATTGGGGTCTAAGATGACGCACGGACCGTTATCGGAACCTGTTAAGGTGACACGGAGTTCCGCATAAGTGCCTCCAATCATCTTGTTCCACGAGAACTCGGGTGGTTTCTCAATGATTTGTTCGCCAATGGCAACCGTGGGGGTGACGCTGTATATAACACTGGATGGAGAGGCATACTTGTTGTCAATATTGGAACTGGTTACGAGCAATGTGGGATTGGGTTGAACCTGTGGAGTGATGGTGCTGGTATATGAGTTCGTATCGGGATATGCTGTGCCGAGGTCACGGTCGGAAGTGAATGTAGACGCAAATCCAACAATTAAATTGAAATTAGCAGGAGTGCTGACTTGGGGTTTAAATGTGGAAGCAGGGAATGGCACGGCAGCAGGGTTCGTCCATCCAACAGGTAAAGCAGTGGGGAACTGGTATGTGTTGAGTTGTATGCTGTAAATCGTGGGATTGACAATCCATTCAAAGAAATATACATTTTGTCCTGAGGCATTTACCAAGTAGTGACCGTTTTGTATCATTACATACTGGCAGTAGAAGTTAATGTCGCCGATTTCATAGAGTCCACTGGGGATTGTGATGGTATATGTGGTCTGGACGTTTAAAGCACTTTCCCACGTATAAGTAAGCACGTTGTTCCTTAATGTGGTATTATTAATGTTTTGCCAACTATAATACATTTGTAAGGAACTAACAGCAATCTCGTGATTGTTGAATAGAACGGAATTGGGAAACTTATATACAAGCACCGAGTTGTTAGTTTGGGGAACAATATTGCGACTTGTTAATATAATGTTAGATGTCATATAGTATACGCCTATAAAAAATTATCTCATTTTAATCCTTTTTCTATCCTTAACTACCATTTTAACGGTAGGAGTAAATCCTAAACTACTTGGCACCTCACTCCCTCCAAAATAAAAGGGAGGTTGCTGTGATTTCGCCTGATTTTGCGATACTTTTACGGGGTCAAACATCATTGGGTTATAACCAGAGTTCATTATACCATAAGCATAGATTTATTTTTCTTGGAACAGGGGGAAAACTGCTCCCCTGCGTTCGTAGATATATAAATACTTACGAGTCCCTGCCAGTCCCGCCGGTCCCTCCGGTCCCGCTATTTTATAGAGTCTATACTATTCTCTCCCTTATAGAAGAACTTTGTAAAACTGCGGGACCGGCGGGACTGCGGGACCGGAGGAGGGACTATCCAAGAAAAAAACAAATATATATATATACTTACCTTTACTTACCTGTGTGTCTGGATGCCTCTGGATTTATTTCTTGGTGGTCTTCTTCTTCTGCTGCTGTAACGACTGGCAAACGCTCTCCAATAAGTATGCTCCTGCTAAGGTTTTGGTATGAAACTCGTCCCCTACTTCGCCAAAATGTTTTTTCCGCTTGATTGTCTGGTCTGCGTTTTCAATGAAGTCACACAATATCAATTTTTCCCGAATATGATGTAACACTTCCTTATACATTCTGTCCCCTGTATTACACTGGTAATACCATCCTTTTGGTTGCCAACGCCCGTCCCGCTCTAATAAAAACTCTTTACGCCAATCAATGTCACACGCTTCTCGTATCATCGCAATTTTTCTCTTCGTAAACTCCGTGCCTTTAATCCAGTGCTTTGCCTCTCCGAATAACTCCCTCATCCGCTTTACCAAGTATTCCTTTCGTAGTGCCACCCGCTGGTCTTCAATCACGTCCTGTAAATACTCCTTAATTAAATGAACACATAATTGGGGTAAATTGTTAATATCCATTTTCTTAGTGATGCTTGTCAGTCTTTATAAGTCGCTTTTTTATAGTCTTGACTGCTACTATGGGGCGAAAAACATTTCAATTTTTTTTTGTTTGGATACTTAATTTTTTTTACTAAGAATAAGGTTTCAAAATATTCAATTTTTATGAAAACTCTCAGGGTATACCCTTTGACTTTGAAATTATCGTAACAAACATATATTTATGTAAAAATATTTGTGACGATATAAGGTCATACATTTTTTACCCATTTTCGGGCATTTAAAAGTTTGGCACAAATGCGGGAGCAGAGAAGGAAAGAGGGCGAGGGGGGTTGGGTGCCATATTTCCGAGAGCAGGTGCTACCATAACCATTGGCATTTTAGCGATTGGGTTTTTTGCTTTTTTGTTTGGTTTGTTTGGCATAGCAACAGGGAGTGCTTGGGCGACAGGGGGAGCAACAGGGAGTGCTTGGGCGACAGGGTTAGACCACGGTTTTATGTTTGCCCTACTCAGAATCATATCTGCTCGTTGGAGTGCTGGGTCTGCTCTGGGGTCGTATTGATTGGTATAATCAAGCAACTCATTTTTTGGTTGACCCGATTTTGGTCCAACGCTAAAAAGGGGTTGGATGGATGGATGGTCGCTTGAATGAACGATATCATTTAAGTTTGCTATTAGTTTATACTCTGCCTTGGAAAGATTACCACTTTTGATAAGGGATGCTATCCACGTTCGCATTTCCGCTGCTTCGCCCTTTTGATTCGCATTTGCTCCTCCTATAATCTTATGATGAATCGGAACGACCTTTGCTGTCATATATACTTATATGTAGATTTTTATTTTGCTATATTTATTAAAGTTCCCCTCTTCGCTTCTCCTGTCGCCTGAGTTTATTGCTTTCTAATTTTGCTTTGTATTTCTCCTCCTCCGTTTGCCACTTGATTGGACGTCCCCTGCTCTTTTTCTTGGGTTTGGGAACCGCATAATTAACGTCTTCCATACTCATCTGAATATTCTCCCTCACAGGGGCATTCATTTCCTTGCTTAGTATGTCTTCCCCCGCCATACGGAAACGCTCCTTGGCAGCACTCGTCATTTTCTTTTTGGGGCGAATGGCAAGTGTTTCCACTACCTTCGGACCAGTCATAAGCGACTTTACATTTGCGGGTGGTTCGCTTTCTTGTAGCACCACTGGTTTCGCAAGTTGCTTCTTGGTAAGCGGTTTCGGATATTTGCGTTTATATTCCTGACTGACTTCGGGTTTGCTTAAAGCACAACCATATGTAGTATTATTGGCAGACGCCCAGTCTTTTACAAATTGAACCCAACGATTTGGCATTATAGACTATGATGAGATTTATTTTTCATACTCAATACAAGTAAAACAAACAATGCGACCAACCCAAAAAAAATAAATCCTAAATCACTTCTCCCTTCGTGTAAATAACACACGCCAGACCCACGTAGAAACATCATTAATTAAGTATGTATGTTTGTTTTTAAATGGAAAAAAACAAATATATATATAAATATGAATACCTACCTGTTACTTACCTGTTGTCTTACTCGTCCTCCTCCTCCTCTCTCCACGGGTCCATAATATGGTCTACTACGCTTTTGATTAAGTATGCTCGTCGGAGTTGATAAAACCCACTCCACCATCTTGTCCCCTCGTCCAGTCCGAAAAACTGTTCCTTGGATTCAGCGGTTACGTCCTTCTGTATATGAAGCATCTCGGAAACAACTACATCCAGCAGTTCCTCTCTTGGCATATCTCCATAATGGTCGTGATAATCTCCTTCTTCCCATTCATCTACTCCATCAAAGAATATGGAATCCATCTCAAACGGATACTCATTTATCGTCATATCCCATAAACTGTCGTAACCAGACCCATCAAGGTATGCGGTCAGTTCACGCATCTTTGCCAAATCAGAATGCTCCACATACCCATCGTAATACCCTTGCTTCAACTCTGCTAAACTCTCCTTGATAATCTTTTCTGCGGTGGCACACTGGTATTCGTATTGGACGAACACTTTTTCCTTCTCTACATCAAGCACAAAACTGTTAATTAAATGGACACACAATTGTGGCAACTTTTGGTATTCCATCATTATGTCGTTCATATTTATATATATACTTGCTAAATATTTAAATTGTTTTGGATTCTTGGTTTTTATTTCGCTTTGTAGTCACTTGCTTATTGCTCACTTTTAATAGTCTTAACTGCGACTATGGTCTGAAAAAGATTTCAATTTTTTACTTTTCTATATTTTTTTGGGTTCACTAAAAAATTATTTTTTTTACGGTGTTAAAACAAATCCCATCTGAGTTGCTACATACTGTATCAAGTAGTTGTCGTCGTTGCCCCAGTCAGAATATGCCTGACCTTCTAACGTCACAAAATCCATTGTCTTTACAACTTTATCTCCTGCGTATTGAACGACACGAACTCGGACAGATGTATTGGGAACAAAATTGACGATTTCAAGCGTAAATCCAGTGACGGTAACCGTAGTAATATATGGATAAGGTTCTATGTTATTCATTTATATACCTTAATATTTTATTTTGCTTAATAAAACGACGGGGCGTCCATATATATATAAATACGCCCCACTATGCCTGTCCGATAATACACCAATTGGTTCCATCACAAACCAAATCCACTTGGTATACACCTGCTGCTACGGAATGAGGACTGGCGGATAAGGTAATGGAACCAATCGGAACGAAACCCGCTCCTCCTGTTGAGGTTAAAGTAAAAACAGTCGTGTTGGTTTTCCTTTTAAAGGTAATCCTCGCTCCAAGATATTCCCCATTTGCTGGATTCGGTAACGTGATGGTTTGTCCTGCTGCTGTCATAGCAACAGTGTAAAATTGTGCCAGAACAGTGGATACTAAGGTTGTGCTGCTTGTTATTTGTGTTCCCACACGCCAATTAAATCCACCTCGGATATATATTGTATCACTTGCTGTTCCAATCGCAATCTGATTGGAGTTTGCTGCCGTTGGCACTTGGGCGTTTTGACCGATACAGATATTGTTGGAACCAGTGACTGTATTTCCTGCGTCCTTGCCAATGGCAACATTATTGCTTCCGGATATACATACATCCAATGCTCCTACACCCACTGCGGTGTTACTTCCTCCTCCCGCAAGTAAATCTCCCGCAATAACACCAATTAATGTATTGTCATTTCCTCCTTGAATATTATCCCCCGCACTCTTACCAACCAGCGTGTTATTGTTTCCAGTTGTAAGTTGGTTTCCCGCATTGTTTCCAATCAGCGTATTGTTCTGCGAGGCAACATTCATAAGCGTTCCAATCGTTGAACCGTATATCGTGTTACAACCGTTGGCATTGAAAGCAATTTGACTGCTATTGAATCCACACACAAGGTTGGTATAATCCGTCGTCACATTTCCGTGACCAAATTGACCTGCTCCAATGGTAATTTGACGCACACGAGTAGTTAGGTTAGATACTGTAAGTCTATTTGTGGTTATATTATAAGTTAATGTGTCCACACCAGTGTTATCAATTTGAAGTCGCTTTTGTATCCCATTGGTATCCACCATAGTTAAATACCAGTCTGATGGAGCAAGGGCAACTGTATCCACAGTTACATTTGCGGCAGCAATTGCTGTTCCACTGAAAATGGACGCAGTTAGTGTGCTTGTGCTTGGTTGATATGATAATGGTGTGGTTGTTGGGTCATTGTATATTACCCTTGATGTTCCTGTTGGAGTAGTTCCCGCAAGTGAGAAAAGAGGATAATATGTTGTAGCACCATCTATTGATTGAACTCTTACTTGGGTTGGAGATAACGCATCTACATATGTTTTGTTACAAAGGTCATCTCCAATGCTTGGAGCAGTCGCACACTTTGGCACGGTATTAAATACGGAACCATTTGTATCCATTGTAAGCATATGTGTTGGTGTGGTCGTTGTCCCACCCCAACCCAATTTCACCTCAGTATCGGCAACTCGCAACCCAGCAGTAGTAGCAGACCAAAGGGAAACTGCCATTGCCTGTGAACCAATGGTTGCTCCTTGTGCGTATATCATCGCATCACCAGTGGATTGTATTTTATTATAATTGCCTTGGACTGCGTTTGCGATAATACGCATAGTGCGTGTGATGGTAGCAGTCGTATCCAGAAAGGTTGCTTGTATTTGATTTGCTCCCAAGATGGAACCGAATGTTGAAGTGCCTATAACAGATAAAGTTCCAGATATATTTGTATTATCCGCAGCACGACCAAGTTGAATCGTATTAGATGTTGTTGCTACGGCGTTTGCTCCTATTGCGGTGCTAAAACTTAGACCATCCACTGCGATATAGCATTCCGCACCAATAGTTGTGTTATAGGAACCAGTAAAGTTCTCATCATTAAAGGATTGTGATTGCCCCCCAATTTGAGTATTATATGTTCCTGTGGTTGTTTTTCTTCCAGCGGATGCTCCCAAAAATGTATTATTTCTCCCACTTGTCACCAGATTTCCAGAGTTCGCCCCAATAAATAGATTTTGAACTCCTCCCGCAGATAGATTTAAACCTGAATTGCCTCCAAAACAAAAGCAATTATTTGGAATTACACCTACGCTTGGACCTGCTCCAATACCCATACAAATAGAGAATTGGTTTCCAGCATTCCCAATTGGCGTTCCATTTAATGAAATATTCCTTGCGTTTGAAGGAGTAATAGAACTTAATGCCAAAATATTTGTTGTGCTTGTATTTGTAAGTGATAATGTGCTTGTGTCTGGTTGATATGATAATGGTGTGGTTGTAGAATCAAATAGTAATGACTTTTGACCTGCCCCAGCAGAACAAAATGTGGGATAATATGTAGTTGATGTATCATTATCAGCAACCGATACAGTTGCTGCGTTCCCTGATATATTAATAACTGCGGTATTGGTTGTGCTGTCATAAGTAGCACCACTGTTATCTGTTAATAGATTTGATGACCCTGAGTTGGTAGCACTCATAACCAAGTAGTTTGTCGCACCTGTTGCGGTGTTAGATAATGTAACTTTGGAAGCGGTCCCACTAAAATTAGTAGCAGTTAAAGTGCTTGTGCTTGGTTGATACGATAAGGGACTTAATCCACTATCTATTTGAACCGACCTTGACCCAACGCCACCAACAAATGTTGGATAAACTGTTGATGATGTATTATTATCGGAAATATTCAGATTTCCAAAAAAAGTAGTAGCAGTCAAGGTGCCAGTGCTTGGAACATACGACAAAGGAGTTGGCGACGGGTCATTGTATAGCGTCCTTGCTATACCTGCTGGGATGGCACCAGAAAGCGAAAAAAGCGGATAATATGTTGTAGCAGAGTCATCTGTCTGAACTTTAACTTGATTGGTTGCTCCTGACGATGTAGCATAAGGAACTACATCATTTGCCTCCCTAAATACAAGCACATCAAATGTTGGTAAGTCTTCGGTGGGTGGGAAATATTCTGCCATTTACTATAACCACATATTTTATTTAATTAAGCAGTCCGAAAAATAAATAATTAAGCAACAACTTTCAAAATTATAATATCCTGATAGTATAATTATGCCCCGCTTTTGTGAAGATGACTTTTTAAAAAGGGAAGTAAGAGAGAAACTCCACGTGATAACAATGTCAAAGTTTAACAAATATCCTTTAACGGATTTTAACACGCTCTCAATGAAGGAAAAGCGTGTCGCCAACGAGATTTTAAACGAGTATGTCAAACACCTGCCCGAACACTGGGAAACCAAACTCACCTGCGACTTTAATCTGATTTGCCAAGAGGAGATATTTAATAATCCCAAGATTGACTTCACTGCTCTCCCATTTAGACAAAAATCCCTTGCGGAAATTGGACTCACGCCCGTGGAAGAAACCGACCAACTCACTGTTATGCCATAGTGTGGATGGCGTATATATATAAATACCGACGCCCCACACAACAAAACAAATCAACCTCGTATATAATAATAATTATCTCATTATAATTATATGAATCCAGCGAACGTTAGAACCCAAGCAGATGCTTTCAAAGTGAGAGAAGCATATTTAGCAAACCTCAGAGCAGAACAACGCAATTTAGATAAGACTGCCCGTGCCGTGTCTGTATTCCAACAAACAGGTCAAACCCCTGTGCCTCCCCAAGATACTCGCACTGTTTCCGAAAAATTGATGGATGTAGAACGTTTGAAAACCGATTTGAGAAAACAATTATTAAGCGTAACCGATGGCAAAGAAGCGGGAATAATAATGTCCGAATTGGAGGACGATGAAGTTGTCCAAGCGTCGGCACTTTTAAGCGATATTATTAATCAATTGAAACCCAAGTTTCCGCTTGGTATTCCTGCTGCCATTTTCATAGAGTTTTTAAGAAGGTATTTGCGTGATTTTAGCAGAAACTATGGGGTTGCTTCTGGCGACCAAGACAGAATCGCATCGGAACTCCGATTAAGCAATGACCAATTGAGTCAGGTGCTTCCCAATCAGCAAACAATGATTGAGTTGCTACGTGTGCTTACTGGGATAGCATCTTCGCCTTTACAGCGTGAGGCAACAAGGGCAGCGGAGTCGTTAAGCAGTATGATTCCTGACCCACAAGTATTTGCGGCAATGGATTCTATGCTGAATGAAGTGGAGCGACAAGAGGCGAGTGAAGTGTTAAACGCAATTGTGGAGAATGTGCCAAATCAAGAGCAAGTCCGTAAGGTAACCAAGGACTTGATAGACGCTCAGCGTAGCGGGTCACAACAAGAAGTCAAAAAGGCGTTGAATGATGCGTTGGAGATTGTGTCTGTTCCCGATGAAGAACTGGTGCGAATGCGTCAAGCAATGAATATTATTTCTACCATTGGTATGGAGGAAACCCCCTCGGTCAGTCCGCCCAAACGAGGAGGGAAATCTTCTGCTGTTTCCAATGAGCGTTTCCGTATGGCGAGTGAAGACGTATTAAGTAGACAACTAAGTGGGGAAAGACGAGAAGAACCAGTCAAGCAAGACCGTGCGGGAAAAATTGCGGATATTATGTCTATGGGACCACGTGGAGGAGCAAAGACACCCTCCAAAGTAAGAAAGGTAGCGGAACTCATAATAAACATTGAAGACGCCGCATTAAATGAATTGGATGGGGTGCTTGGTTTAACCAAAAAGGAAGATATTGTTGAATGGTATGACTACTTAAAAAGAACGGACGTTGGGGAACCCTTGTCCCAAGCAAGAAGGAAAGAATTGCTTTCAATGCCTCGTGACGAATTAATTGCGGATGTCAAAGCAGTGAAAGCAGAGCGAGGGGCGGACGAAGTCCGTTTTCTGAATCCAGAGTTGTCACAAGGGGGGGAACGCACCCTTCAAGGATTAAAAGAAGTCGCACTCCAAGAAGCATCTGCTGACTATGGAGGACCCAAGTTTATGCCCTCGTATGGTAAGGGACTAATTAAGGGCAAGGGATTAAAACGTAGTCAGCGTTTTCCAGAGCGTGTGGATTTTGAAAAGGGAATCAAAGCAGACAAGACGTATATCCCTTTTGGTAAATACACCATTAACAATCAGAAACTCGCTGGTGGCACATTGATGATTAAGACGATGAAGGGAGGAGCAATCCCCAAGTTGCCAACGATTGGCATTAGTCCTGCTCTGGGAGGCATTATCAAAAAGATGATTGGAGGTGGTCTGCCCTCGTATAATGAGATGAGCGAACTCTCAGACGACGAAAAAAATACATTATACAAGGTGTTTAAGTTGTCGCAAATAGACAAAGCAGACCTGTTGCCATCCCCAGATAAAACAAAGGACGAACAGGAGATGAACCGTTTTCAAATACTAAAAGGGCAAATCCAAGCAGGAAACGATAACAAGGAACTCATCAAGGAGTTCAAGGTGATGCTTTTGAAGTTCATTAATGGAGGCAAAATCCCCAAAGCACAAGGAATGGATATCATCACCGAACTAATGGCAATGGGATACTAAGTGCCTCGGCGACGTATATATATAAATATGAACCCTCATTATTAATTTTAAAATTGTAAACTCATATAATTTTAAAATGTAGCAATATATAAAATGACGACACCAATGGGTAGAATGGGCGGTAAGCGACGTTTGGCGAAACGGTTAATCGCAATGTTTCCAGTGTCCAGTATTTATGTAGAACCGTTTTTAGGTGCTGGGAATATTTTTTTGAGATTGCCAAAAAGGTTGCTTGACAAGATTCAATTTATAAGTTTGAATGATTTGGATAAGGACGTATGGACTATTTTTGTTGAACTCCAAAAAAATGGGGACTGGATAAATGAGCATTTGAATCGTGAAATCCCCACAAAGGAAGAGTTTGATGAGTTGTTAGTTAAAACAGATGTGTGTTCGCTCATAAGGAAATACAAATACTCCTTTTTGACACAGGGTAAGGCATTTGACAAAACAAAAAAGTATAAAATCAATACTAATTTTGTGTCCATAGGAGAGAAATTGAAAAACGCAGTGATAAGCAATGGTCATTTTGCTACACAAATACATATGTTTGATACCCCAGATACATTT